GCCGTATGCAAGTGGAACTTTCATTGACTGTGTTATTGCTCCAGTATTGTCCTTACGAACAATCTGAATATTATTAAACATTGTTCCGAACGCAACAATTACATTGCGTACAGTTTCATGGTAAAAACTTTGACCTAACATATTGTATTCTCCTTTTTCATTATGTATTACTTCCTACGTCACCAAATGGATTTGATTCTGTAAAATCAATAACAGTATCATCAAGTACATCAAATAACTCATTTTGTGCTGTTTTATCTGTAACATAATCTCCTATTATATAGTCTTCCGAGATTAAGAACTCTGCGTCACCAGTATCAGCTGCATTTTCTAATAACAACGAACCTTGTAAGTCACTACTAGAAAATGTAACTGTAGGTGCATTAGTATATCCTGTACCAGCTTCAGTAATTGTAACCTCTGTAACTGTACCACTTGAATCAATAACTGCTGTACCAAGTGTTAATGTGTTATCATTCACAGCAGTAATTTCAAGGGTAGCTGGATTATCAATAGGAGTTGAAACAACATCTCCGACTTGATATCCTGTTCCAGCAACAGTTATGGTAAACCCTATCATACCACCACCGCCTGTTCCTCTTATTTGAAGTCCACTACCAGAACCTCCAACCATATTATAAAATGCGTTATTCGTATGACCAGCACCAAAAGTTAAAAGTCTACCAGCAGTGACAACACCTTGAATATCTGGTTGAGAAAATGTGACTGTAGGCGCTGTTGTATATGCACCACCTTGAGTAATTGATACTAAGGATACACCATCACCTGATAATGTTGAAGTACCAAATGCTTGATAAGTACTAAGTTCAAGTGTAAACTGGAATGAACTTGAAGAATTTGATAGATCATCTTCAATTGTGTCAATAGTATCAATACCAGTAGCAATATCTTCTGAACTATATTCAAATTGTTTGCATCTTAGTTTGTATACAGGATTGTTGTCTAGTTGATAGAAAGGTTCATCGTGATCTACAAAGTTTATCTCAAACATTTTTGCAATAACAGGGTGATAAACTAAATCACCTTCCTGTGGTCTATCTGCATCTGTAGAAGCTATATCCTGTAATACATAAAAGTTGTCATCTCCTTGCACACTTGAAAGTGTAGATGAACTGCCTGATTGATCTATACTTCCAGATTCTAAAAGTATACCCCCACCAGTTGTATCTGTTCCACTTTCAATAACAAATTGACTATCCATTTCTTGGAATCGTTCTTTAGAAACTACAAATGTAATCTCATTACGATTCTCTAAACCAAATTGCGTTATGATTTCTTTGTCGCCACCAAATCCCTCTGCATCTTCTACATACATTTCGATTGGTGTTTGTTTTGTATACGAAGAAAGACTATCTTCTCCAAGTACATTATCTAAAGCAACTGTATCACGATTAACATAATACACATCATGTCCATATATCTGTATGGCTTCTTTGATTAAGTTTTGATACAAACTTCTCTCTGTTGCAAGAGAATGTAGATTACTTGTATGAAATGCACTATTAGTTGACATTTGATTATCCTACCATATAGTCAATTGGTGTTTCAAATGATAACTGAATTTGTTCTTCTAGTCTTTCTAGTTGTTCTTGTGCTTGTTGATAGATTTCTCCACCATTCATTGTGACGCCACCTAACATTGCGACACCATTAAATTTAGAAAGGTTTGCACCCCACTGTCTTTTTATTAATTCTGTTGCATATCTTTTCAAATAGATATCATCAAATACATCACTATATGATGTTGGGTCAATCTTACGATAACATTCAATGATTATAAATTCATCTGCTTCAATATCATTTGTCCAATCCATGTCAATGTATAATCTATTTTGGTGTTGATTAAAACGAACAGGCTTTTCACCAACAAGAATATGTGAAAGAAAATCTAAGTGTTGCATTGTTTGTTGGTAATGTATAACAGAAGTAGAACTAAAATCGTATAGGTCATTCAATCTAAGTTGATACCTAATATCAAACATATTGTTTGTTGCAACATCGTCAAATGGGAAAACATTTAATACAGAAACTACCGCCTCTGGCATTGGAATGAAATTATTTCCTTCTGAGAAAGATGCAGTAATAGTACTATCTACTGGATCTGTTGCAGTTGTAGTCGTATTAGAAAGAGCTCTAGTTTTATCTGCCGCAGTAATCTGATGTTTGAGATACATTTTCTCAATACCATCATAATGATATTGTGCGAAATATTGTAAAGCTTCATCTAACCTGTCATCTACTTGGTCATCAGATACGTTTATGTCAATAACACCAAAACCTAATGCTCTTAGGCAGTATGATTTTAATGTTGCTTTTGAACTTGGAATAGCCATTTTTTCTTCCTTTATATACTATTTAGTCAATAACTAAAGTCCAGCACCAATAGCAATTGCAAATGCTCTAGTTCTTAATTCAGCTGCATCAACATATGCTTTAATTGATTGTTGTGATGCAACCTTTGTTGCAGAGTCACTTGATAAATCGTCTTCGTCTAAAAATGCAGTACCACTTATTCCTGTATTTATAACTGGACTCGTTAAGGTTTTGTTTGTTAATGTTTGTGATGATGTTAAAAGAGTAATCGCACTTGTGTTTGATAAGTCTGTACTTGCAATAGCAATATTTGCAGTTCCATTAAATGATTGACCAGCTATCGTTCTTGCAGTTTCAAGTGCAGTTGCTGTAGCTGCATTACCAGTAGTATCTTGATTCAGAGTTCCAATCACTAAATCAATAGTACCATCGGCATCTTGATATGTTACAGTAATGCCTGTTTCTGTGTTACTAGAAAACATTGCACCGACTGTATCTTGGACAACTTCAGATAAATCTATGTTTGCAGACCCATCAAAAGAAACTCCGTGAATGGTTCTTGCAGTTTCAAGTGCAGTTGCGGTGGCTGCATTACCTGAAGTATCTTGGTTACCAGAAGTATTAACACCAGCTAAATTAATATTTGCACTACCATCAAAAGAAACCCCACCAATAGTTCTAGCAGTTTCAAGTGCAGTTGCTGTGCCAGCATTACCAGTAGTATCTTGATTAAGTGTACCAACTGTAAAATCTAACTTTCCGTTTGTATCATCATAAGTAACTGCAATACCACTTTCAGTATTGCTACCAATCATTCCACCAACAACATCTTGTAGTTGTTCGTCTGTTACACCAGCTGAATCTGCACCAATAAACTTACCAGTAGACGATTGATACTTTAGAAACTTACCATCTACTTTTGCGGTATTTCTATCAACATCATCCATAAACTCAAGTCTAACTTCACCACCACCAGAACCAGACATTTGTGATGATGCTATTTGTTGTCCAATGAGTGATCTAAAGTTATCAAACTCTTTTCGTAGAGTTGTAATCTGTGCTACTTCTTCTTTAACTGTAGTTTTTTCTTGCATATCATTAAGATGTACAATAGCCTTATCTACAAGGTCTGCTTTCTTTTCTACATTTGTGGGTTCTTCTACTAAAGATTCTGTTTCAACTTCATCAACAATAATATTTTTAGGTTCTTCAACTATCTCTACTATTGGTTCTGGTTCAATTAGTTCAGAGAATAGTTGTTCAAGTGCTTCTAGTTTTGCACCTTCATTGATTGGTTCAACAATTTTTTCTTGGATAACTTCGGGTGTGGTTTCGGGTTGAATAATCTCATCAAAGGTTTCAATAAGAGTAGAGAACGCTTCTAGTTTCTCTTTTTCATTTAGGGATAATTTTAGTTCAACTTCTATTTGTGCTTCTTTATGGGCTTCATTCAACCCACTAAAAAGTTCAGTAATATCTGCATTTTCTATTGTTGGAACATGGGGTGCATTAACTTGAGTAGTACTTGCAATGTCTTCCAAGTCCTTAAACAAACTAGCAATATCTGATTTCAACTCAAGTTGTGGCGAAGGCATAATACTCCCCTTTATAATTACTATTTATAAGAAGGGGAAATCCTTGTTTTTTTTTCTCATTATCTTATCCGAGATTAATCATCGGGGTTTGTAGGCCAGGCAGCAGCATTGTCATCTTCATATGTTGCTGGATAGTTTCTTAATGCAAGACGATATGCAGCCCTTGCATCACTCATTGTTCCGTTGTCTGATGCACCCCACCAATCGGTTGCTGTTAATAAAGCATCACGTTTGGCACGAATATCAATCATAGTCATTGCGGCATTATATTCGTTTGTCCAAGTTGCTATATCTTCGTTGCTTGGAATACCATCAGTAAGTGTTACCCCTGATGTTACTGGAAATGCTGTTATAACACCATTAACAGTTTCCATACCTGCTTGATGATTAAATTTCCAACCTATTACAGCTCCTATTCCTGCACCACCATATATTGCCATTATACTTCAATCTCCTGTACTGTTATTGATGAGGATAATACACCACCATATTTACGAGAACCAGCAACACTATTCATTGTAATAGTTCCTGAACCGCTACTAGCAGACCTAATTTTAAAAGTTGTTTCTGATGTTGTGCCTGTAGTCATAAAGTGTTTAAGAGAATGTATCTCTAGATCTGAGGCCCCATCTCTTTCGGAAGAAGCTGCTAACGCATCAGCTGTATCATCTTGAAATAAAGCCATACTCCATTGTCCATTGTTAGTCATTTGGCATTGAAGATGGACAGATATAAGAAGTTTATTATCATTTTTTGTGGGTGTAATAGCTACTGTTAAAAACTCAACACCTTCGGTTTTTTGGGGTATTGTGTCATCAAATGGCATTGTAGTAGTACCACTAACAACATCTACTCTTGTAGTATTAACTGTTTGTATCAGTTGCCCACCACTATTATCAGCAAAAGATAATACAGCACTTCCGTTTGTTGCCAATACTTGATTGGCACTTCCATCAGCAGTTGGCAAACTAAATGCAGTACCACCAGAAGTAATAATTACTTTACTACCATCTGAAGCAATACTTTCATTTGAATCATGTAATTGTAAAGTTGGTGTACCACCTGAATCTGTTAAGAGTAATCCTGTGTCGTGTACATGTGTTAATGCAATCTCATCATTCGCACCGAAAGATAATATCGCACCATCATGTTGTAATTCTAAATCTTGTGTTAGAGTAACATCGCCATCTGAACCTATCGTTATGGCATCTACATCTGAAGCAGAACCAATAGTTTTTCCATCACCTATAATTATATCATCAGTAAAGGTTGCAATACCAGTTATAGCTGCAGTACCACTAATTTCAACATTACCATTGATATCTATTAGGGTTGAATTGAGTTCTATTTCATCATCAGCATTTATATCCAAATCACCATCAGCAGGAGAACCAATATTAATTGCGGAATCTCTAAATTGTATTACTGATGCAGCATTTAAAAGTAGTCCTGTATCAGCAACATGAGTAAGTGTTACATCTGTATCTGCACCAAAACCTAATACTGCGGCATCAGACTTTAGTGTTAAGTCATCTCCTACAGTTGCATCAGCAGATATTTCTACGAGTGCAGTTGTTATTTCTACTTCTGTATCGGCTGCAATATCTAACTGACCATCAGCAGAAGAACCAATATTAAGTGCAGAATCTCTGAATTGAATTACATTTGTACTGTTTAGAAGTAATCCAGTATTATGTACATGAGTTAAAGAAACTTCATCATTAGAACCAAAAGAAAGTATAGCACCATCATGTTGTAATTCTAAATCTTGTGTTAGAGTGATATCTCCATCTGAACCTATAGTGATAGCATCAACATCACTTGCAGAACCAATGGTCTTTCCATCACCTATAATTATATCATCAGTAA